GTCAGATGTGTATAAGAGACAGAGTTAACTCAGTGTCAACTCCAGAATTTGGTAAAATAAACTTTTGTCCTGGATTTGTATCACTATAAGTAAAACTCTTTGTCAAAAAAGTTCCCTCATAAACAGGAACACTACTGAAATTTGCAATATTATTGACTACTGGTACGGTAATATCATCTAAAATACAAAATGTTCCAGGACTATTACCAAATCTAGAAGATGATGAAACTATAGTACCCTTATTTAAGGTTATAGATACTGGTTTTGGTTGAATATTGGTAGTATTTACGAAAAATGATATTGATGTTGTTGCTGCTTTTCTTGATCTTGGTGTGTAACCAACATTTCTAGCAAGTGCTATTACATTCTCTCTAAGTGTAGCACTATCAATAAACACTTCATTTGCTACCATATTGGCATTATATGAAGTGATGTAAGTATTATATGCTAATACATCGATGATTGAAGACAAGTTAGAACCTTCAAAATCATAATCCGTAAAATTCGAATTTGATCTTAAATATTCTCTTAGTGTAGACTTGATGTCCTCAAAATCTAGGTTTGTAAAATTGACTAGTGGCATTTTACCTTGTTGGTTGCAATATAAGTTCTAGCTGTTGTGGTGCAATATCAGCACCAATAATGTCATATACTATCTTTACATCAAATGCATTATCATCTGGTCGAGCATTTACATTCACTTCTTTCAAATCAACTCTTGGTTCATACTGACGAATAGAACTTTCAATCTCATCTTGAATTGAAAGTGCTGTAATACTATCAATATTCTCAAAAAGTAATTGTGTAATGCGTGATCCAAACCTTGGATTGAAAAATTTCTCTCCAGGAACAGTAAATACAATATTTTTTACGGATCTGGCAATAGCATTCTCATTTTTTAAACCAATCAAGTCCTTTGTCAGAGGATTACTCTGAAAAGTCATACTAAGATCTTTGAAACCTTGACTGATCCTCTCTAAAGGCACAACAATACAGCAAATATAACTTATTTATCCTCGATTTTTACTCGTAAAGTGGTTCTGGATCGCTTGTATTATCAAAAATTTCAGTTTCTTTGATAGAATCTCTCTTTTTTGGTACTAAATCATCATTTGCAATCTCACGAAGCATTTTTTGATGTTGATGATTTGCTAAATTATCCAAAAAATCATGTCTTGTACCCATATTATCCTCCTCTATGTAATCTGTGACTAATTTTGTAGTTCCCCACATGGATTTCATATAGTTGCTATCTCTATCAACTGGTGAATTTCCCATTTTAGCTCCTGATCTACTTGAAATCAGAACTTTTAGAGGGGTTGCTATCCCTTATTGCTATTTATTGTGTGTCAAGAGGTCTTCCATCTTGCGATTTATACATCTCTATAGGTTCTTCCTCACGCTCTTTTGCAGTTTTCCAAAAATATTCGTCCTCACGTCCCATTCCAAGTCTATCGTTGCCATTCTCAACTTGATAATACTGAGTTGAAACCTTAAAATCTGGCATTTTTGGTTCAACAGGTGTCAAACTATTATCATATATACGCAATCGATTATTTGGATATAGTGCATACTGACCATTCTCAAGTTCAATTAGATTATGTGACTTATGCTCTGCAGGATTTTCACTCGTAGCCCAGTCCACATAATCTGGATCATGATGATAATTATCAATTGTACAAATATATGTTCCCTTTATATTACCATGATCACGAGTATAACACTCGAAATCCATACTACCAATAAATTTCTTATCCACTGATACAACCCCGTAATCCATACAATTCCAGAATTGTAGGTTAGGTAGACTCATATCAGGTTTAGGTGTCTCAGGGTCGCTTACAAAGGCACTGATGGGCAATTTATCATACATTGCAGCATACTCTGGTAGATAAGTCTCAAAGTAAAATGCACGACCAGGTATACTCTTCACTGATACCCATACACCTTTTACAAATTCACCATGACCACTTTGATGATCAGTTAGATACTCCTTCCTTACCCATACTTCCATTGAAGGAAGATTTGCAATTAAACATGCCATAAATCATTAACTTTTATTTCCTTATCTATACAAAAAAAGAGGACCCGTAGGTCCCCTTCTGATTATTATTTACCTTGACCGCGATAACGCTTTCGCTTCCCGTTACGAGAAGTTGCACTTAGTAATGTATTCTGTGAACGCCCTTGACGAGTTTTTTTCGGGGAACTTGGTACATAATTCCCACCTTTCATCATTGCCATAACTCTTATACTCCTTTAAATTACGAGAAACAAAAATCAAATAATACGAGTCTTTTCATGACCCACACGAATACGAGGATCACACCAAATCTCCATACCCTTCTCCTTGGCATCTAAACAGAAACTTACATCCTCTCCACACATATCCTGTACATTACCACTCTCAAATACTTGCATCTTTGGTGCAAACCATGGATACTCAAGATTCTCAAAAACTCCATTCTTAATGAGCACCCATCCAAAACCTGTGTAGTCTACAGTGAATGGCTTACGCCTCTTACTGATGGATTCCACTGTTTCGTGGTTCATTACTCCACCATTCTTACGGAAATCATCCTCCTCTAACCAATGTGCTACACTCGTAGTACGACCATCCTCTGTTGCATACCATCCACTTACAATCTCACGCTCTTCACCCTCTGCAGTAATTGCCATATCACATAACTGCCAAAACTTTTCAGTGCTAAACACAATGTCACTATCAATCCATAACTGATAGTCATACTGTAACTTACCATCCCATGGAACTTGATTCGGTCCACGCAATACATTCGCACCTAAACACTTACAACGTGCAAAGTTTACCATAGATGAGTAATCTTGACTGATCTGAATACTCATCCCATTCTGTACTAGATCAAAACACATCTGTACAAAATTTTTCAGAAATGTAAAAGAACATCCCCGACCTGGTAAACAAAATACAATTGTCTTACCACGCATCCTTTCCTTGATTGATTCATAATCCCACTCAGGTCCCTTTGATTCCTTCGTAGGTGCTTTTGCTTTTACCGTAAATCCTTTTGCCATAAGTCTGTGAAACTTCAGTTCAATTATAGTCTATTATCTAGTCATTGTCAATTATTCGGTTAACTCAACCTTCTCTACTTCCGAACACCTATATGATAAATCTTTCTCATCATACTCTGTCTTCATTAACCCTACCATCCCATTCAATTGCTCCCAAGTAGTCCGAAACTCTCTCTCAGGTAGATTGTGATATACACACTCCTCCTTGATGTAAATGTTGTAAACCTTTTCCAAATTACCTCCGATTTTTTTCACTATTTACCTGCGATATCATAATAAAGAAACTATCAATACACCTACTATAATAAAAAACAAATACCTCCCAGGTCCTCTCCATATTGCCATCAATATATCATAAAAAATCCGCGCAGTCACATACGTGAAAACTACACGGGGTATATTCCAATATATTGATGGTCTTACCTCATTCAACCTTACAGTCCATTTTTTAGGCCGGAAATTTTTTTCCCTCATGCGAACTTATGAGTGCTTTTTATATACTAAAAAAATTTTTGAATCGACTCGTTATCTCTCTCGCGTTTTTGGTTCGTTGTAGGTTAGGGTAGTTAGACGTTTTTATATCACGCCCGCCATCAACCAACGCCCACAATCGCCCATAACTGTGTGATACCCAAAGTCTAACACATAAGGGGCAAAGTGTCAACCACCGTGCCCCGCTATGTATCAGAATTCCTCCAACATCTCATTGAGTGCAGTGATATCCAGATCTGCATGTTGCCAGTATACACCATCCGGAGTAACTGCCCCGAAAGATTCAACTAACAGGTGCGCGAGTGACTTATAACCATGCTCTGCAAATCCGCGTGCCAGGTTATACATAGACTCATCATTACCCAACCAGAGAGCAACATTCCAGGTCTCGTAGTTCGCCCAACCGTTGTAGGTCTCAGAGGTGGTCATCTGTGTTTGAGTGGTATCCATACACCTAGGACAATTTACAGGCTACAGTTACTGATACCTACATTTACCAACTGACAGGTTTACTCAGATCCTCTACATAACTATCAATCACACGCTCTGATCCTTGAAGTTCGAATAACTGCTCCCAATCAATCTGATGTGGGTCGAAGTCATCCATCACCTCTAGATCCAGGGTGATTCGATAACGCTGCTTCTGTGCCTGGTGATAAGCGACTGACATGAATCTGTCCTGTGAGTGGTACTGTGTAATTATAGAATAACAGAGGGATATTGTCAATCTTCCTCTCCATATTTATAAGCATCTCTGATATTTTTGAAGTGTGATATTGGGATTTTTGATGGGCGGGGGGTTGACATTTTCGGAGAGTGGTGATAGCCTGCTCGGTAAGATCACAAGACCTCAGCACATTTAGAGACAAATAATCACAAGACCTGGAAGGATTTAGAGAGACATAAGTGTGAGACTTAGAGGGATTTAGAGAGACACTTTTTCCACAGATCAACACATAATAAGGGGGTTTATCCACAGGTTTATAATACTTTTCCACAGGCATGTGTAAAACACATATACATTTAAAAATACATTTTTAATATAAAAAAACCCTAATCTTGTATATATTAGGGTAAAAAAGGTCTGATTTTGAGCAATAAAGATATTACCTAGGTCTTACACTTATCGGTCCATCACACACAACCACTCCCCTCAGATGCCTTATCATTAGTATATCATAGGCAGGTTACATAGGTCAAGTGTGTATTAT